TTTTTTGGCAGATACCCGCAGTTGCAAGGTTTTGTTTGTTAGTCTATTTTTATGGCCAATCCCGCTAAACCCTTAGAGCAAAAACGGGCGTTAGGTAATCCTGGGAAGCGTGCGTTACCTGATGCTTCAGCTACTGTTTCCCTTCATGCTGGCAGGGTTGAACCCCATCAACCTTTGGATTGGGCGGGGTTGCTGTTATGGAATCGGGTGTTTGGTGTTGGTCAAACTTGGATTAGCCCGCAAACTGATGTTGAACTTTTGCTTTTGACTTGTAAGCAACTTGATAGGCAGATTGTTTTGGAACGCCAGTTTGTAGAGAAGCCTGAAGATTACCATGTTCACCGCCAGCTACTTGATTTGGAATCTGCGATTGTGAAGAACCTTGGTTTGTTAGGTTTGACTGTTGATGCTAGATCTAAACTGGGGCTTGCTGAAATCAAGGCGGAATCCAAAATGGAATTGTTGCGTAGAAGGCAACAGGAACGCGAGCAAGCGCAGGTTATTGTAATTGAATCAGATTAGTTCTTGGCCGCCTGCATGGGTTACGCCTACCAATCTTGAATTTGGTTCGCGGGGTGCGGATGCTGTTGATTTCATAAATACTTTTGTAACGCTAACTAAGGATTCTATTGCTGGTAGTTCAGGTGAACTTATTCGGCTTAGACCTTGGCAGGAAAAGTTGCTGGAAGAAACACTTGCCCTTGATGCTAATGGTTTGTTTTCCCGAAGAACCGCCTACTGGGGCATGGCTAGAAAAAATGGCAAATCGGCTTTGATAACAGGCCTTGGCCTTTGGTTTTTGATAAACGGGGATGAAGGCGGTGAAGTCTATTCTTGCGCAGCTGAAAAGGAACAGGCCAGAATCACTTTTGGGGATGCCCGCAAAATTATTGAACGCGAACCTGAACTTGCTTCTATGTGCAACATTTACAGGGATGTTATTGAAGTGCCTTCAACTGGATCTGTTTGGCGTGTTCTTTCCGCTGAAGCTTATTCCAAGGAAGGTCTAAACGCTTCCGCTGTTATCTTTGATGAAGTTCACGCCTTGCAGGATAGGGCTATGTGGGATGTTATGCAGTTGTCTATGGCTTCGCGTAGGCAACCTATTATGCTTGCTACAACTACTTGCGGGGTCAAATCAGATTCAACAGGTCAAGATTCAACCGCTTATAGCCTTTACGAATATGGCAAGAAAGTTGCCCGCGGGGAAATAGAAGATTCAAGTTTTTATATGGCATGGTGGGAAGCCCCCCTTGATGCAGATCATAGGAAAGAATCAACTTGGATTGCAGCCAATCCAGGTTACGGGGATTTGAATTCTGCGGATGATTTTGAATCTATGGTGAAAAGAACACCTGAAGCTGAATTTAGAACTAAGCGTTGTAATCAATGGGTTAGTTCACAAACAGCATGGTTGCCTGCAGGTTCTTGGTCAGGGTTGCGTGACCCTAAAGAACTTGATTTAGATGCGGAAATTATTTTAGGTGTGGATGGTTCATTTTCTGGCGATACAACCGCAATAGTTGGTGTGACTGTTCCTAAGTCTAAGGAAGATAAGCCTTATGTTTTTTTGGTGAAGGCATGGGAAAAGCAACCTAGTGATTCTGCGGATTGGCGTGTAGATACTTTGCAGGTTGAACAAACCATTATTGATTTTTGCCAAAAGTATAGGCGGGTTCAGGAAATTGCGTTTGACCCTTTCCGCTGGCAAAGGTCTATGGCGGTGCTTCAAGATTTAGGTTTGCCAATTTCGGAATATAACTCAACTTCACCCCGCAGAATGATTCCCGCCTGCCAAAAGGTTTTTGATTCGGTTACTGAAGCTACGCTTACGCATGATGGCAATCCGTTGCTAGCTAGACATCTTGACAATTGCGTTTTGAAGATTGATAGCATGGGGGCAAGAATTGTGAAGGAATCCCGTCATAGTAAACGCAAGATAGATGCTGCAGTTGCGTTTGTTATCGCGTATGACCGCGCAACCGCTAAAATGGAACAGGAAGTAATTCCTGAATTTTTCTCTTTCTAAGGATTGATTTGCTACCTACGATTTTGCAAGCATTAGGCATAGTTACCCTTGCTGTTGGTGTTGGATTTATTTATTTGCCTGCAGGTCTAATTGTGATTGGGGCGGGAATTCTTTTGTTTGGTTTGGCTTTAGATAAAGGCGATAAATAATGTTGCGTAACCTATTAGGTGAAAACCGCGCTATCTCATTTCAAACTATTTGGGGTGCAGGTGATCTAACTAGCTTTGAAACTCAATCTGCGGCTTATGTTGATTTCACTACCGCTTTACAAATCAATTCTGTTTGGGCTTGCGTTTCTCTAATTTCTGATGCTATTTCTACTTTGCCTGTAGATACCTACATACGCAGGGATGGTATTGCTTACCCTTACCGCCCTAGACCTGCATGGGTTATCAAACCTGATGCCATGATTCCTTCCACAAGTTTCTGGCAACAAACAATGATTTCTTTGCTTTTAGATGGCAATGTTTTTATCCGTATTTTCCGCGATCCAGTAACGGGTTCAATCCTTAGCATGATGACCCTAAACCCTATGCAGGTTACTGTAACTAGAACCGCTAATGGGCAGAAGCGTTTCACTTATCAGGGTGAAGAAGGCAAAACACTTTCAACTGATGATGTTTTGCACATTACTGGTTCTATCTTGATGCCTGGGGAAATTCGCGGTAAATCAACTATTGATTCACTAAAAGAAAATCTAGGTTTGTCAATGTCCCTTGAAGGTTTTGCAGCTAGATTCTTCGGACAGGGAACACTAACGCAGGGTGTAATTGAATTTCCTGGAACGTTAAATCAGGAACAGGCACAAGCTTTAGCGCAATCTTTTGATAGACAACATAAGGGTTACCGCAAGGCGCATAGAACTGGAATCCTTTCTGGCGGTGCAACTTTCAAACCAACTCAGATTGCTAATGATCAGGCGCAAATGTTAGATTCTCGCAGGATGGCGGTTGAAGATGTTGCCCGTATTTTCCGCGTTAGCCCAGACATGATTGGTCTAAACAATGGTGGTCAAAGCCATAACAGCGTAGAACAGAAACAGATTGCTTTTGTTTCTCACACGCTTAGACCTTGGATTACAAAACTTGAAGATGCGTTTAGTAACCTGCTACCTGATTATGCGTTTCTAAAGTTCAATACTGATAACTTGCTACGCGGTGATTACGCTACCCGAATTGAAGGCTATGTGAAGATGCTTCAAAATGGTGTTATGTCCGCTAATGAAGTTCGCGCTAAAGAAGATATGCGCCCTATTGAAGGTGGGGACATTGTGCGCGTGCCTTTGGCGAATGTCAATATCAATGCTGCAAGTTTGGTTGAAGAAGAAACTAAGGTTGCCATGGCGCAAAAACTGATTGGTTTAGGTTTTGTTCCTGAAGATGTTCTAAGTGTTCTAGCCCTTCCGCCTATTGCCCATACTGGTTTGCCTTCAGTTCAGTTGCAGAATCCTACAACTGTGCCTGCGGGTAGTTATGAAACGGGTCAATAATGCCGATTAGTCAAACTTCTTATTCCATTGGAACAGCTGTTACGCAGATTGTTGCCCCAGATATTATGCCTGTTAGGGCTACTATTCATAATCTTGAAGATGTTACGGGTAGGAAGATTTGGATTGGTGGGGCGAACTTGGTTCAGGGTCAATCCGTTGAAATCAATAGTGCGGTTTTTCTGCAAATAACTTTAGATCCTGGGGATGCTTTATATGCTTGCACTACTTCAGGCACTTATGGCCTTGGCGTTATGATTCAGAAACAGGATTAGTAGATGCCTTATTTTATTGAAAAGACCGCTAAGGGTTGGAATACAGTCAAGGATGATGGAACTGTTTTAGGTTCGCATCCTGATAAAGCTTCAGCAATCAAACAAATGGTTGCGATTAGTTTGACTGAAAAGATTGCACCTGGGGGTGAATTGAAACGCGCTGTTTCTGAAGGAACTTATACCCCGCCTAAAGATGTTCAAGATACTGCGAAGCGTGCCTTGAAATGGATTGCAGATGGTTTGGCAGGTTCAGGGTTTACTGCGGTAGGTAGATCTAGGGCGGAACAGTTAGCTGCAGGTAAATCTGTTTCAGCTTCAACAGTAAACCGAATGTTAAGTTATTTTGCCCGTCATTCCGTAGATTCTAAAGCTACTGGTTTCAATGAAGGGGAAGATGGTTTTCCTTCTGCGGGGCGTGTAGCGTGGGATGCGTGGGGCGGGACATCTGGCCAAACATGGGTTACAAGTTTAGACAAGAAAGAACAGGCAATGAATAAACGGGATGCGGGAACTTCTATCGGTATTACTGATATGGATGATACCTTAGTGGTCAATGGTGAACTACATCAGGATTACTATGCATGGTTAGATCACCAACCTTGTAGCTTGTATGTGGTTACAGGCAGGCTTGAAGCCGATAGGGAATCTACTATGGCGGAACTTGACCGCCTTGGTGTTGAATATCAGGAACTTATTATGAAGCCTGATGCCGAAACTGATTCCAACACTTGGAAGGGCGAAACCGCTACAAACCTTTTGGCGGATGGCTATAACATTTTGTTTGCTGTAGATAATAACCCTGAAGCGCGTGCCGCTTATGAACACGCAGGTATAGATCAGGTTTATGACCCTAAGAATATGCCTGGGTCAGCTGCAACTGCTACGCGTGATGCCATGGAAGATATGCCTGAACCTGTTGCTGTTGAAGCGGTTGAATCTACTAGACAAGATTTAGCGGATGAACTTCGCGAACTTTTGGGAAACATTGTTTCAGCTAAGTTCTTAGCGCATGGGGCGCATTGGAATGTAAAGGGTGTTTTGTTTGCCCAGTTCCATGAATTCTTTGGCGAAATCTATCAAGATTATGATTCTATGATTGATCCGCTTGCAGAAAACATTAGAAAACTTGATGTTGATGCCCCATTTACTTTGCCCCAGTTTGTTGCAGATACAGAAATTGATGCAACTTTTGTGGGCGGTGACCCTGTTCAGTTATCTTTGGCTATCTATAAAGCCAATGAGATTATCAAGGGTGATGTTGTAGAAACACTTTGCACCGCAGATGATTTGATGGAACAGGGTATTTACAACTTCTTGGCAGATTTGCAAGACCGCCTAAGTAAATGGCACTGGCAACTAGCTGCAACTATTGGTAAAGATTTGGCAGATGCTTATTTTGTTGATCCTGAAGAAGTAGATGAAGTTCATGTTCCAGAAATGATTTTGCCTAATACACCTGCAGCCGATTTGGGCGAAATAGATTCTGTCCGTTTTATTGACCCTATGCAGGTTGCTGAATTGGCGAAGCGTGGCAAGCGTGCAGATAAGGGTATTGAACGCAGGCAGATTATCCGCGATTTAGAGATTCGCGCTGAAGGTGATGGCATGACTTTACGCGGTTATGCAGCTGTATTCAATTCACCTTCGCAACCGCTTCCGTTTATTGAAACTATTGCACCTGGGGCTTTTAGAGATTCTCTAAAGTCTAGGAATGATGTCAAACTTTTGTGGAATCACGATACTGGAACAGTATTAGGTTCAACTAGGGCAGGCACGCTAAAACTAACTGAAGATGCTAAAGGTTTGCTAGTTGAAGCTTCATTACCCGATACTTCCGCAGGGCGAGATTTGGCAACGCTAATTAAGCGTGGGGATGTGAACGCCTTCAGTTTTGGCTTCCGTATTCCTACTAACGGGGATGAATGGCCTTCAGCGGATCAGCGTATTTTGAAGCGTGTAAATGTCCATGAAGTTTCAGTAGTGGCTTTTCCTGCCTATGAATCTACGATTGGAACAGCTACAGTTAGAAGCATGACTGATTTAGAAACTAAGATTCAGGCCTTGGCAGAATTGCGTGGCGTTTCTGCAGAAGAACTTACTGATGCACTTCTTGCCCTTGAATCTGGGGAAGAACTTACTGAACGCCAAGGCGAATTGCTAACCGATACTTTAGACAAGGTTCTAAAGAAGGATGATGCTGTTGCTAACCCGCAGGCTTTACTTGACCTGAAGAAGAAGCAACTAGATTTGTTGATGCAGAAGGTATAATTTTTATGCAAAGGTTTTCTTTGTTGGCCATTGCATATAACTAAAAAAAGAACTAATTCTTTTCCCCCCAATTTGTCCTGGGGGGTTTTTCTTTGCGCGTATATTTTCGCCCTATAAACTTATTTATACAGGCGCGTTTATCCCCTGATCTGATTATGTGCGTTTATCGCTGAATCAAAAAAAACAATTCCCCTTATGTTCTTGAAAGGAACAAACCTAAATGAGTGATTTTATCGCTAAACAGGTTGATGCTAAGGCTAAGGCGTGGCACGAAGCTAAAGAACTGATTGATTCAGTTGAAGCTCGCGGTGGCGTATGGTCAGGTGAAGATGAAGCAAAATACGCTTCTCTAACCGCAGACATCAACAAAAGAAATGAACTAATTGAACTAGAACAGCGTGAAGCAAAAGTTGCTGATGCTGTTCAGGCAGCTGCAGTTAACTTTGCAGGTGCAACTTCTTCAGACAACGAAGCAGACATTCTTCGCAAGATGGCAATGGGTGAACTTCGCGGTTATGAATTCAAAAATGAGCAGAGAAGCATTCTGCCATCCAGCACGGGCGCACCAATTCCGACTAGCTTTTTCAACCAAGTTGTTGCTGTTGCGCGTTTGGTTAACCCGCTTATGGATTATGCAACTGTAATCAACACCGCTTCAGGTGAGCCACTACAGATTCCTTCACAGAACGCTTTTGCAACCGCAACCATCAAGGCTGCAGGTTCAGCAATCGCAGTTTCAGAAGTTGCTTTCAACGCGTTCACTACATTGAACAGCTACAAGTTCAGCGCAATCTCACAGCTTGCACGCGAACTAGTTCTAGATGCAGGTGTAGACATAGTTGGATTCCTAGCAAATGGTTTTGGAAACAGCTTCGGTTACGCGATTGGCGATAAGGTTCTAAACGGAACTGGAACTGTAGAGCCTACAGGAATCCTTTCTGTCGCAGGGACGGGCACCACGGGCGCTACTGGCGTAACGGGGGCTTTCACCGCGGACAATGTTGTGGATCTTGTTTATAGCCTTGATGGCGCACTAAGAAGCAAGCCTTCTTTTGCACTTCTTGCTAACTCAACTTCTATTGCTGCATTGCGTAAGCTAAAGGATTCTTATGGCCGTTACTTGTTTGATATTGGTCTAGGCCAAGACAAGCGCGATCTAGTTCTTGGTGTTCCAGTAATTGAAACCCCATCAATGCCTTCACCTGGACTTGGTAACAAGTCTTTGGCTGTTGGTGACCTGAAGGCAATCTACATGCGTAACGCTGGCGGTGGCTTGGTTCTTGACACTTCAAATGATTACGCTTTTGGTAATGATTTGGTGTCATACCGCGCAACTCAAAGATTTGATTCTGCGCTGGTTCAGACCGCAAACATCAAGGTATTCAAGGGTGGCGCAAGCTAATCTTTAGCCTTTAGATTTCACCCCCCAATTTTGTCGCGTAGGGCAGATTTGGGGGGTGTTTTCTTATAGTCTTGATGTATGACTAAAAGCGCAATTTCTTGGTATTCAAATTCTCTAAATCAACCAACAGGCTATGGAACACAATCTAAGCAAGTTATTGCCAGATTAGTTAGATCAGGTCATAAGGTTGCCATGTTGTCTAACTATGGTGGCGAAGGTGTAAACACGCAGATTGAAACAGGCTTCGGCAAGATTCCGCATTATTCGCGTGGCATGAACCAATATTCTACGGATGTTTTACCTTTGAACTTTGCCCATCATTCTGCGGAACATCCTAAACTTCCTAACTGGATTGTAACCCTTTATGATGCGTGGGTTTTGCTAGATAATCCTGCATTAGATTCTTTACCTATCGCATCCTGGACACCGATTGACCATCAACCTGCACCTGAAAAGGTTTTGACTTGGCTTAGGAAACCTAATGTTACCCCTATTGCAATGAGCCTGTTTGGTAAGAACATGATTGAACAGGCGGGTATTGAATCTGAATACATTCCCCATGCGGTTGAAACAAAGATTTTCAAACCTACAGCTACGCTTCCTGAAGGTATTGATGGGCGTGAATTTGTGGGCGGTAAAGATAAGTTTGTTGTAGGTATGAACTTTGCGAATAAGGCGGGTGGCTTTATTCACCGCAAGGCTGTTGCAGAAAACTTTCTTGCTTTCGGAATTTTTGCTGCGAAGCATGATGATGTAATTCTTTATATTCATTCTGAACCTTATGGCAAACAATCAGGTTTCAATTTGCCTGCAATTCTTCAGGCTTGCGGTGTT